ATGAGTGGATGGGGCCGAGCTTCTGGCCGGGGAATTGGCGGAACATCGTTAAACCGTATCCGCTGATCGGTGACAACACCCCGGTCACCATTATTTTCTCCCGTTTCGCATCGTTTTACGATATGGCGAAACAAGTCCTTGACGACACCGGTTTGACGATCACCTGTCGCCGCTATTTGTCGGATCGTGACCCGCACCCGTTCGAGAACCTGCTGGGTGAACAAAAGCTGCTGCAAGACCTTTACACCGCTATTCCGTTGCGGCACGGCTGCCTTGTGTGGGATGTCGAGGACAACAATGAGTGGGGTAAGGAAACCGCTTTCGGTGGTTCTATTCTGGTCGGTTTGACCAGGGGCATCGTCCAGTTGACCTCCGACGGGTACACCGAAGGTGTGGATGTTTTCACTGGTGATCCGACGTTTCCGGGTGAATACTACACTCCGATGTTTTTCGGAACGTCGCCGCAGGCACCGCATGTGGTGTTCCAGGAGGGTAAATACACTGGAATTAAATCGTCGGAGTTTCAGTATTTTGAGGCTACCGATACCAGCTTCCTCACGGGCGGTTCGTCAGCACCGGGCATTAATGAGGCTTTCAGTGCCGGCGTGAATATTGGCGGCGATATAATTTCGTCGCTGATTAACAGTGCGCTAGAGGCTGCTTCTGGTGCGCCTGTCGGTGCTATACCTGTTGAAATGCCTTCACTGGGCGGTATGCTTGACGCTATAGCCCAGCTTTTCTACCGCGATGTTCTGTTGGCATTTATGCAGGTACCAACATTCCGCGCTATGGGAATCAGTCTACCTATCGCAGGGCTGGAAAATATCAAATCCAGTTTAGGAGACTACCATTATTACGAGGGCTGGGGTGAGGCTGAGAAGGCTTTCACTCTTGGTGCTGCTATGGCGATCAAAAAGCGGATGTTTGAGACGCAGGCCCATACAGCGCACACCCTTGAGATTAGTGACGCTGCCCCGTATTTGTTCGGCAGGAACGGCTACGGGCATATGTGGGTCGGTTCCCGTGTCGGAACAACTGTCCTGGGCTACCCGGATGAGGACACGATCTTTGTTGAGCGTGTGAAGAAGGCGAAATACTCTTGGGGTAAAGACGGCCCGAGTGGTTGGCAGATCAGTTTGGGGTACCGCAAACCCGCAGACCCGATGACCCGCGTGATGACCGAAATCCAAAAGTTGGGAAGTATCGGATCGCAGTTAGGTTTGTTGTGATGGATGACGATTTGGTGTTTCAGAAAATCAGTGTGTCTAGGCACATCACGCCCGGTGGCAATCAGGGTTTCTCAATCATCATGGATGAGAACACTTCCATTATTGATGCGTTGGGTTTGTTGGAAGCGGCCAGGTGGGAGTTGTTCACCCAAATGACAGAAAGGTACCGCACCCGATGATTAGGCCGCAGGAACAGACGAACTACGCCAACCCGAAAGAGCATTTCGTGTGGGCTTTACGCAACCTGCCTATGATTGCCGGTGTCGGTGGGATCACCCATCCGATGTTTCTCACCCAGTGGTCGGAGCATTTGTTTAATTGCGGGTTTTTTCACCGCGACTTTATTGCTTCGCTCGCGGACGAGAACGGCATGGTGCATGTGGATCAGATTCCCCGCCAGGTGTTGCAGTTCGAACCGGCGATGCGTGGGCCGCAGAACGCCTACAACAACGCCGCCAGGTGGGTTTCTGAGGGCACCCCGGCCCCTGAGCCTGTCCGGCTGCCGGATGTGTCTGAACTGACCGCTGATGAGCAGGCTGCGATGTTGCAGCAGTTCGTGGATGCCGGTTTGGTTCAGGAGCCCCGTAACGGGCCGGCGTTCCTGCCCGCCGAGGTCGCTGATGAATAGGGTTGGTGTCGGGCCTGGTGACTGGGGTCAGAACGTCAACGAAACGATGCTCAACCAACTGGTGGGTGTCACCCCAAGCTGGGATAACCCGTTGGAGCATGTGGAGCGTCAACTGTTGCGGTTGCCGTTGGATGCTTTGCGGCAGTTTGAGCCTGTGGTGGGCGGTGATTTCGGCTCCGAAATGAATGCGGTCACCTCCATCATGGGTGCTTTGAAAACCAAACCGGATTTGTTGAAGTTCTTCAAAGACGTAATCAACAACCTTGTGAACGGGTGGCAGGGGTTGATTGAGGGTGACTGGGATTTCCTGGACATCTACGCGACGATGGAGCAGATCGCGGCTGCTATCGCCACCCTGAACTCCGATGTGGCCGCACTGTTCGCCGGGGGTGCTGATGGGATCAGCAAAACTGAGAACTTCAACCTCTACCCGGACGGTGGTCCTGGGTCGAAATGGGAAACGTGGCATAAAGGTTTGGCTGCGGAAACCATTGAGATTAAAGACGGCAAGATGTGGTTGTTTTGTTTCCCTCTGGCGACCCGCACCGGTTGGGCTAAGTATGTTGAGGAGGACACCGGCACTGACTTTCAGCGTGTCGGTGTGGTGTTCGCCTCGAAGCCGCAAGCAGGGTTGTTCAACCAGACTGCGTTCAACTACATCATGGGGCGTGTCGCCAAGATGGGTAACACTGACACAACTGCGACGTTTGTGTTTGCGAAGCTGGGTGCTAAGTCCGCTGAGATAGGTGTGAACATTCGGGGCACTGAAACGATCTTCAAGAAGGCTGCTTCGTTCAACTTCAACCCCGCCGCAAGTTACACGTTGCAGTGCGGTGTGAAGGGTGTGAACGGGGCTGCTGATGCCCCGTACACCTTCCGGTTGTTCGAGGGCGGCACCCAAATCCTTGAGGCGATAGACAGCAGCAAAATCTCGTTTGTCGGTTCCACCCACCGGTACACCGGGTTGGCGTTCTCGAACGCTGGTGCGTTGCAGTCCGGTAAAGCCGCCCAATTCGTGATGTTCGATTCAAAGTAGGAGTTTGTTGTGGCTGATGCCGGATTGGTGCGGGCCGTGACCGCACAAGTAGCAGACCTAACAGAAGAACAAGTCAAAGCCGTCCTGACGGCTGTGCAACGCGCACAGGGCGGTGACCCTGTGGGCACCGTCCTTGAGGAACCTGGCACCGGTAATATCGCGGTGCGGGTGTCCGATCAGGGTGTGCCGTATTGGCGTGTGACCGGGTTGGACGGCAGTGTCTCCAACGATCAGCAGCCGACGTTGGCTGGCTGGACTGTCCTCAAGGCGATCTGATGGTCACCCCGCAGGATTTGTTGGACGCGGGTTTGCGTTTGTGTGGCTGCCGTGAGGTTATGCCGCTAGCCTTGTACACCCCTGACGGTAAACGTGAGGACGTGGAGCAAGGTGAGTGCCGGCTATGCCACGGCAGGTTCGGGAAGATGCCTGACTAAACAAGAAAGACCCCCCACCCATTTTTTATGGGCTGGGGGGCTTTTTTGCGTTTAACAGGTCTAGTATTTCTTCGGGGACATACAGTTCGGATTGGATTGCTTGGGTGCCTGGTGTTCTTTTGACCCGGAATCGGATACCGGATTTCAGCAATAGTTGCCTGCGGCCTTCAGTTTCCTCATCTTTCCACCTTTGGTGGTAGGTGGTATCGGTTTCGATGTATTTGTATCCGGCTTCACGCACAGGTAGTTTTTCTAGAGAGGTTATCCGAAAATCTAGGGCTCTCATTTGTTCTGTGAGCCTTGAACGCATACTGTCCGATGTGACCATACCCAACAAGGGTAAAAGTTCGTCTACGGCCCTTCTAGCCTCGTCTAATTCGATTTGATGGTTTTCGGCGGGGATAAACACTTTTTCCATCACCGGGCTGTTGCCAACAGCGTCCAGAAACACTTCCTCAAGCATTTCCTCCACCATTTCGGCATCGACCTGGGCGCAATGACCAGGCACCCGGCAATGATAATACCGGTACAGACGTTTACCGTAATCCCGGTGATAGATTTTATGCAACAAGTTATCGTCACACACGAAACATTTAACAACCCCGAGAAGCGGGGAAGTATTCTTCGACCGTTTCGGGCCTTGCCTGCGTGCCACTAACGCCTCTTGCAGACGATCCCATTCGACAGGTGTCAATAACGGTTCACCGTTGAACACCGGTTTGCCTTGTGAATCCCTGACGGTTTGCTTCTCGAATGTGGCGTGGCCCAGCAACTGTTTCGATTCAAGTATCTGCCACAGCGTTGACGGCGGCATACCGTACTTTTCTGAGACACCTATAATCGGGGTGCCAGCAATAACGTCTGCAACGATCTGTTTCAAAACGGCAACCTGATCCGGGTCCGGTTCCAGCCGCCACCCGCCACCGGGCATCTGCACCGCTTTGTACCCGAATTGCGGGTTACCACCAGCCCACCTACCGGACTCCAACAGTTTGCGCCGGGACGCTTTGGTGCGTTCACGTATCGCCTCAAGTTCCCCTTCCGCGAGGAACGCGATAACGTTGGCGATCAGCCTGCCTACCGGTGTCCCCAGGTCTATCCCCTCAGAGCAGGACACCACGGTTTTGCCGTGGTCTACAGCCCACCCAAACAGTTTGTTCAGCTTGATTGAGTTGCGCCCTAGACGGTCAAGTTTCGACACGCACAGCGTGTCCCATTCCCCTTCCCGGTCTGGCCGCAGCCACGGCCCTAACGATGGGGTGTCGAACGGATCGACTGAGCCGGAAATGTCGAGGTCTTCGGCCCAGCCGATCAGTTCGTGCCCGTGGGTGTCAGCCCACTGTTGGATTACTTCGCGTTGACGTGCAGCGGAGGTAGATTCTTCGGTCAGACGGGACAGCCGGATACGGCCTAGTACACGCATCTACACACCGTACATGACGAGACCTCGTTACGGTCGGTGTGTAGATGTCAGTTGAGTTCGACCCGTTTTGAGAACTCAACGTATTTCGGGTTGGGTTCAACCCAGCCTTGTTCGTCCCACAGCAT